TTCTTGCTCAAAATGCTATTGCACTAAGAAGAAGAACTATTACTGAATCTGATGTAACGAATATGAGTCAAGGTTATGCTATTAATTTAAGAAAACTTTCTGAGTTAACAGGTAAGCAAGTAGACGAAATTCAAGGTGAATTAGAAAAAGCTAATTTACACAAAGGGTTCGAAGCGTTTATTGCAGGCATAGACGATCCTGCTTTACAAGACAAGTATAAGAGACTAATTGAAGAATATGGTGCTACATTTGGAGACTCGGGTAGAGAACTTGCAATGGCAACTATTATGGGAGTTTCACCTTTAACTGAAGGCTCTCAAAAGATGGCGGCAGTTATGCCAGACATTCAATCTGCACTTGAAAGTCAAAAGCAATCTGCACAAACCTTTGCTGGATCAACAGACGAGTTTATGGGCACTGTTCGAGAACAAAATCATAATCTAGCAATAAGTTTACAAAGTTGGATAGATGAAAATGCACAACTTGCTGCTATTTTAAGTATGAAAGGTAGCCCAATTGGTGACGCATTTAATGCAATTATAAACGGTTTAAATATATATTGTGGAGATATTGATTCACTGGGTGGTAAATTAGATCCTGCTGCTGAAGCAATACTTACATTTGACACTGCAACACAAGGTGTTAGAGACTCACTATCAAAAATGGTAACTTCGTTCTTTGGAAACGAAGCAGTTATGAGCGGACTTGACAAATTTGGTCAATGGGTTGAATACTATACACCTATTATAACAACAGAACTTGAAAATTTTGCAACGTGGTTGCAAGGATTTGATCCAACACTTTATAATCCATTTGATGAACAAGGTAGACAAAACATCTATGATGCTTTTTGGGATGCTATGAAAACTGTTGGTGAAACTATTTCTGGTTGGTGGAACAGTGAAACCGGTTTAGCATTAAGAAATAACATTGCAGACTTCTTCGAAGGCTTAGTACGAACTATTGAAGATATGTTCGTTAATAGTACGACCTTGAACACTTTGTTAGGTATTGACAGAGAAGAAGTTGCAAACAGACAAGCAACTACAGGTGGTAACATTGATGTAGAAAATGCACTAACCGCAGCACTTGGTAAAGGATTTTGGAACGTATCAGAAGTTGCTGGTGTAGAATCTGTTGGTGGTAAAGAAACCTACGATAAGTTAATGCAACATCTAGGTGATAGTGCTGACGACTATTGGACAATGAATGGAAGAATAGAAGCAGCACTTGAATCTCTTGGCGCAAAATACGAAGCAGGAACAGCGACTGAAGAAGAAAGACAACTTTTTGCAAAAACTATTGCTAATTTAACTGATCCAAATAAAGCTCCTATAGCTTATCGACCCGGTAATCCAGCAGTGCCTGCACCTGATATTAATCGTCGACAGATTGGGACTTATAGGTCAACTGGATTACCAGCAGAGCCAAACAATGCAATAACACAGATTCATCAAGGCGAAAGAGTGTTGAATCCACAAGAAACTCAAGTTTATAATAATTTAAATAATATTCAATCGCAATTGGTTAAAAAAGTAGAAGAGTTAAATACAAGTATGCTAAAAGCAGTAGATTTATTACAAGATTCTGTCAATGTAGCAAGACAGACTACAAGATCAATTAAAAGTTTAGGAACAGATGCAATGAGAGGTGTTGGTAGATGAGTTGGAAAAAGTATTTTACCCCCGTTCCTACAAATATGAATGTAAGCGGAAGTTATTCGCCGTTTAGTTTTGCACGAGGTACCGGAGTAGGACCTGCTGCTACAAACTATAGCAGTCACCTGCCAGATGTTTATGTTGGATCACCTAATCGTATTGAACGCTACGGTCAATACAACACCATGGACAATGACAGTGAAGTTAATGCAGCATTGGATATTCTTGCTGAATTCTGTACTCAAGTGAACAAAGAAAACAATACACCTTTCCGTATTCAGTTTAACAGTCCTGCAACCAACACAGAAATTACAGTTCTAGCGACCTGAGCAGTATATTGTACGTGATCTAAACATTGCATTTGAAGGATTAAGTGCAACAAAGATCAACACAACAAATGCTTACGGCCCAGGCGGAAACCAACCCGGCTATCAAACACTTGATCAGAAATACATGACAGGTAGAACACCTGATTCATCAACTAGTCGTTTTATGAATGAGTCAAACGAAACAGCAATTGATGCAGAACATGTTGTTCATCTAAGTCTAAGCGAAGGTCTAGACAACAATTTTCCTTTTGGCAACAGTTTACTTGAAACTATCTTTAAAGTTTATAAACAAAAAGAACTGCTGGAAGATGCTATTATTATCTATCGTGTACAACGTGCGCCAGAACGCAGAGTATTCTATGTTGACGTAGGTAACATGCCCAGTCACCTTGCAATGCAGTTTGTTGAAAGAGTTAAAACAGAAATTCACCAAAGAAGAATACCAAGTAAAACTGGCGGCGGCGCTAACATTATTGATAGCACATACAACCCACTGAGTATCAATGAAGATTACTTCTTCCCTCAAACTGCTGAAGGTAGAGGAAGTAAAGTTGAAACACTACCAGGCGGTACTAACCTAGGAGAGATTGATGATTTACGATACTTCACTAATAAGTTATTACGCGGACTACGTATCCCAAGTTCGTACCTTCCAACTGGCGCTGATGATGCAAACAGTCAATACAATGACGGCCGTGTTGGAACAGCATACATTCAAGAACTACGTTTCAACAATTACTGCGAACGTTTGCAAACCTTAGTATCAGAAATTTTCAACAGAGAGTTTAAACTTTATCTAACACAAAAAGGTGTAAACATTGACGTTGCGATGTTTGATCTAAAACTGCAACCTCCGCAAAACTTTGCAAGTTATCGTCAAGCAGAACTAGATACAAATCGTATCAACACATTCTCAACAATTCAGCAAATTCCATTTATTTCAAATCGTTTTGCATTGATGCGTTTCTTAGGACTATCAAAAGAAGAAGTTGCTGAAAACGAACGCATGTGGAGAGAAGAAAACGATGAGTCGTTTGCTGTTGGCGAACAAGATGCATCAGCACAAATGAGAGGCGCTGGTATTTCAGGTGCGGATATCAGCAACGATCTCGGATCTGCTGAAGGCGAGGAACCCGATCTAGGAGCAGAAGGCGAAACACCAGCAGCACCAGCAGGCGCCGCAGCACCTCCGGCAGGCAATGAACCATTTACGGCATAAATAATATTATGATACTACGTGAACTATTTTATTTTGATAAAAAGACAATGGAACCGATTGAAGATGATCGTTACGACGAATTCAGCGACGAATCTGTTGTGGATATTGATGATACACGCAAGACTAGACTTACACTAAAAGATATTAATCGAGCACGTAGAGCCGACGACCTTCACAGATCAGAAGCACAAAAAGATTTAGAATATATTAGATCCATGTACGGAATTGCTTCACAAGCACCTGCTGAAACTGTATAAGGAATAACTTTTGTCTAAAAAGTATTTCGAAGGTGAAACAAAAAGTCAGCGCCGTGCTAGAAAAGAAAGAGAAAAACTTTCAAAAAAAGCATCCTTAGTAAAAAGCCCCGTAATCAAAACTGTGTTGCCAACACCTGTTGTTGTAACAAACGTAGAAGTAAATTTAAAAAACTCTGCATTTGTTTTAGGAAATGGTACAAGCAGGGCTCCTATATCACCGGTAGATCTAAAGCCGTATGGAACAATCTACGGATGCAATGCACTGTATAGAGAATTTAGACCAGATCATTTGATTGCTGTTGACACAAAAATGATTAAAGAAATAACCAGTACAGGTTATCATTTAGAAAATCGTGTTTGGACAAACCCTAACAGATACTCTAGAGAAATACCAAAGATAAACTTGTTTAATCCTAATCTAGGGTGGAGCAGCGGACCAAGTGCTTTAAATCTTGCAAGTGAACACAATTACGAAATAATTTATATACTTGGATTTGATTACGAGGGCGTTGGAAAAAATCATGAATTAGTAAACAATGTTTACTCAGGAACAGTAAATTATAAAAATATAAATGACAGAGCAACATATTATGGTAACTGGACAAGACAAACATCAACTTGTATAAAAAAGTATCCAAGGATTAAATACATTAGAGTAATTAAAGATCAATCGAGTTTTGTTCCTGATGTTTTAATTGGATTACCTAATTTGACACATGTCACAGTTGAAAAATTTATGAAAAATTTCAATTTGTGATATATAAATATCAAATAGGCTTGTTTTGAGCCTATTTCTGCGTACTTTTTTTAATTATGTGTAAATATAATTGACAGCCTTGACATAGGAGATAACAATGACTGATCGCAACAAGTTTGAAGAAATGCTTGAGCGTCTAATTAACGAAGACCGCACAGGTGCAGAAGAAT